TAGTTCGTCGTTTCCTTCGGAGAATACATCGTTGCGAATGCAGTTCCGATTTTCGGTTTCACGATACGGACCCTTGGCCTGGCCTTGGCTCCGGGAACACCGGGGATTGTGATTGTGATGTTCATATTTTGTAGAACTCCACTCCCGGGATCGTGCTCGCTGCGCCCTGAGAACTGCGCGCGGCCGCATTCGCCCATTGAAGTATTGATGCCTGAATTGCGGACGGAACGGCCTTTTTCAAATGGTCGAGGACCTTGTTCATATCGGTAATTTTTGCCGCATAGGTGGTCCGCGTGTTAAAGCCACCGCGATGCGCCGGCGGGACCGCGGGCTGGACGATCGGCGCTACAAGCGTCTGAGCCTGCTGCACCTTGGCTTCTGCCCGCTCATCGTATCCACAGGCCCTTTGTTCGTACTTCTGAGCCTCGTGCATGAGGTTGGCGGCCTTGGCAGGGTCTTTCTCCTTGGCGGCCTTCCGCGTCAATTCTAAGGCCCTTTCCCGTAGTCTGGCGGCCTTCTCGGCCTTTGTACCGGCCTGGGCCTCAAGAGCCTTCCTTTCGGCCTCATATTCGTCCTCAAGGCGTTTTTGGGCTGCTGCAGCAAGGTCTATCTGCTTCTGGCGGTAATCCCGACCCGATTTGTCCAGGAGCTTCGCCTTTTCTTCCAGTAGGTCGATTGTGGGGAAAAAGGCATTGTCGACAAGCCTGCCTGCTTCAAGATGAGGTAACTTTTCGGCCTTGTGTGATCCTTCCAGGATCTTTTTCTTGCGTTTGATCTCGGTAATGAGGAATTCTGAGGCCGAATATTCCAGTTCGGTGCTGATGGTAAGACTCTTGATTTCGTTTGTAAGGAAGTCCTTTGCCTCCTGAATGAGTTTTGCCGCCTGTTCGGTAATAAGGGCTTTTTGCTCCATTTTTACGCTCCCATTTTCCAGACATTTAAAAGTGAAAGAAATTGGTTCCAGTCCTCGGGGTTATATTTTCGAATATCGACTTGGTAATCATGAGCAATGACCTGTACTGTGATTCTGATAGGATTGCGGCTAAATCCGAAATATTCATTGATCAGTTTTCCATACGCCGCCGTTTGAAGCCTGCTATATGTTTTATTAAGGACTCCGGTTTTCCAATCAATCAAATACCGATCATTTGTTGTCTCGAAGTACCAATCAGGAGTACCGGTAAAGCCATAGGCTTTAGAATACATAGGCATTTCAACGATATGTTTCTTGATGTCTGCAAATTTTTTTCTATAATCGTGAAAGAATTTTTTCAAACCTTTTACCCATGGCTCCATTTTGGGATCGTATTCGCAGTCCGTTTCAAGAGCGAACCAATGAGCAACCATGTGAAAATGCTGTCCGAACTTCGACGCATTTCCAGAGTCATCGAAAAAGCGATCATCAAAACCGATGGGGGACCAGTGCTTTTTTCCGTCGCTTCCTTCCCGGCGCGTTCCCACGTTTGATAATATCTGCGTGACGGATGGCTTTACAATTCCATCGACGGTGTATGTGTGTTTTTTGTCGTCGTAAGCAAGCATATTTTTTTTCTCGTATTTAAAAGCGGCGGACCACCACCGACCGAGGAAAGTCGCGGGCCATTGCTGGTTATCCCGAATCCGCCGCCGTAATTATTTCTTGTCCTTTGCCTGTAACATGGTTTTGAAATGATCGAGGACCGCGTCTTTTTGGTCCTCTGGAACTTCGGCAAGGCCAATGTATCCGAATTCGGCATTAATAATTTCTTCCATGTCGTGAAGTGTTTTGCCGAGTAAGGAAGCGTATCCCTCGATGGAAAGCTGAAATTCGCTCTTACCGGTTGACTCTGCGGCCTTTGACGTTTCCTGCGCTGCAAGTTTATCCGCATATCCGGTAAAATCCTTCGGGTTTTTTTCAATGTGCTCGATGATTTTGTCGTACTCCTTGCCCGCCCAGGAAATCATATACATGTGCTCTTTTTTCAGCATCATAATGAGCCATGCCCGGAAGTCTGCCACATCAACGTTATTTGCTTTCAGAATTGCGTACAGGCGCTTTTCTTGTCCCTCGGAAATCCACTTGTTCGCCTTCCGTGTAGGCTCGTCGGGCTTCTGGACCTCGGACGGCGCTGTTGTTTCGGGTTTGCCGGATGCCGGCGGCTGCGTGCTGTCCGTGACTCCGGCAAGAATGGCCGTCGCCTGGATAATCTCCGCTTCCTCGTAGAGTTTGTTTAATTCCCTCGGGAATGCGAGACGGCGAGCCTGCGCTTCCGCGCACTTGGCAAGCATGATAGTAGGCATCTTGCGCCACATGTGCCCGCGCTTTTCGCCGGGATAGAATTCAACCCACCGGGCAACGCCCACGTAAGGCCGTTCGACATTTTTCTTATAGACCCGGACCTTGCACCACTCGGGAACCTTAATTGTTTCCTTTTCGGTTTTAAGATCAAAGATACTTTCGGAAAATTCCGGTTCATCCATGCCATTATCAAGGCCGGTTTCAACCGAACGAGAACGCATGAGATCAATCGAAGTGACCACGACAAGGATTCTGTTGCCGTCCGAGTCCTTGTAAACGGAAGGATGAAGGAGCCGATCAAGCGGGGAACAGTTATTGCTTTTGCAAATGTGGAAAAATAGGGCGAGTTCCTCGTCCGTTGAATTTTTGAAAATCGTGTTCCTGACAATCTGCATCATTGCCCTGTGCTGCTTTTCTTGGTCGGAAACTTGAAGTTCCTTTTTGTCGGTATTCATTTTTTTCCTTTCCTTTCGTTATTTTATTCTTTTATCACTCATTTAAACCAAGCGTGAATTGTCCCGAACAATAGATTTACTGGTGTATTTCCCTGGTTCCATAGATAAATCGCCCAGAGCGATATGACCAGAAAACATACACACAAAACAAGACAGACAAACTTATCCTGATCGTTCATACCTGTAAAGCCTCCTGGACAGCCGCAGGTGTAGCCGCCGGATCGACGTACACGATGTAAAAAGGCTGGCCGATCTGGCGTTTGTAATAGAGATATTTACTGGCATTTGAGCGGCGTATTGTCGTGAAGGGAATCTTTTTGTTCCCCTGGAAAGTGAGTATCAGGACCATCCCTCCGGGTAATTCGTAGTGCTTGTCTCCGTCGTATACCGTGTCATATTCCACAAGGTCGACATCAAGCTCCTTTGCCGGTACGCAATCCACGGCAAGCAGGATGGCGTTTTCTTGGCCGTGAATTTTTGGGTAGACGTGGCTGAATTTTATCTCAGGCATTTATCCTATCCTTTTAAGATTAGAGTGAGTAATTTTTCTCTTTCTTTCTTGTAGTCTTTCGGGCAATATCCGTCCGAATATTTGACGTCCCCATTTTCCAATCTTTGTTTCGGCATATAGATCCATTTACCTCTGACATTAACCCGTTTGCAAACACAGCACCTGCGGACAATACCGTGATACCATTGAGGGTGATTCTTCTCTCGAATAGCAATCATGCGCTCATGTTGTTCGGTGCTGGTCATTTTTCCACCGGGTTAAAATTTTCAATTGTCTTTTTTAACTTAATTTCCTCAACAATGTCCACAACCTCAGCACGAGTGATCTTGTGACCGTCCAGTATGTCCGCGCACAGTATGTCGATGTTGTCTAACTCCACGGGAGTGAGAAATAATCTGGTAGATGGATATTTTTTGCAATTCATTTTTACTTCTTGGATACTTCCTTTTCCGCAGCATCAAGGCCCTTACCATAAACCTTCGGGTGTGTATATTTCCTCGGAAGATTGTTTTTACGCCTTGCCTGATCGTCGGTGATATTGATTCGTACTGCTCTCATATTGACTTTTCTCCGCGCGAGTGTTATAATGTGTTAGATGGTGATATTAGCGCACGGTAGGTAATATAACTCGGATTTCTTGATAAAACAAAGAAAATATTCAAGATAAGCGAAATAATTAGAATAGATTTTGCTATGTTTGCGCAAAGAATTCAAAAATTCTTAGAAAAAAAGGGCTGGTTCATGGCTGATTTATGCCGAGCGGCAGGCTTTCTTCGGGTACGATGTCGGAAATAATGACAGGGGGAACAAAGGCTCCTCGCGGAGATATTTTGGTTGATTGGTATTACCGAATTACCGTTATAGGACCATAAAAATGTCCTGGTATTTATGGCCGGTGATAATCGTTTTGGTTATCATCGGCTTTTTTATTCGCCGCTCGACATTCCGTAATTTAAAATAAAAAATCTTGCCATTCTTGAATTATCGCATTATATTATCCTCCAATGACGAGATTTTACCAATTTAGAACAAAATAGCCTGTCCGTGGCGCAAAGCTCCGGCGCATAGTCTTATTTCCCTCGTCAGGAATAAGAGCAGGCTTTTTTTAAAAGGCCATTATGCAGTGTTACAAAATTAAAAACTGGCAAGACATTTACGAAAAAAACAGAACCAGGGAATTAAAAGAAGTAAAATGGATCGCTTTACCTGTTAATTTAAGCGGTGATGGTTATTGTCAGATAATGGAGCAAAAAACGGCCCTGCTATTTTTGGGACATTTATTTCTTTGGTAGAACTGGCGGCCTGTTGTGATCCTCGAGGAACGCTTATAAGGTCGTCTGGTGAACCTCATACTTTTGATTCGATAGGCAGAATTTGCCGTATTTTACCCTCTTTAATATCTCAGACAATTTCTTATTGTACTAATATTCTTAAATGGGTGGAAATTATAGAGATAGATGTTAACTGCGGAATTTCCGCGCACGGGTGCGAGATAACTGCGCCATGTCCTGTTATGTCTGTAATACCTGTATTGTCTTCTTCTTCTTCGGTACCTTCTTCTTCTTTTGAAAATTCAAAGCATGGTAAAAGATCGAAAATATTCACCCCACCGAATTTCGAGGAATTCAAGGCATACTGCAAAGATAACGGATTTGAGAATATCGCAGAACGGGCTTTTAAGGGGTATGATGCTGCTAACTGGCATGACTCTCAAGGGTCACAGATAAAAAGCTGGAAGCAAAAATTACAACATGTTTGGTTTCAAGACCGGAATCGTGATATTTCACAACCACAAAAACAACCATTCCGAATGCCAGAGGTAGCCCTATGACCGACATCGATATCGATCAAGTCCCCCCTCAATCCCTGGATGTCGAAAGGACCATCCTGGGAACCATCCTGCTGGACAAGTCAGCGGCCGCCCGTGCGCGGCAAATGCTCACGGACGACTGTTTCTATGCGTCCCAGAACGCGGTAATATGGTCGGCGATCATCATCATGATGGACGACGGGAAGACCCTGGACGTACTGACGGTGGCCGAAGAACTGCGTAAAAACGACCAACTCGAATCGGTCGGTGCTGAGCCCTACTTGTCCGAACTGGTTTCCAACGTCGCCACAGCCGCGAACATTGAAAGCCACTGCAAAATACTGATCGAAAAAAGCATTCTTCGGAAAGCTATTGGATATTGCAGCAACATAGCCGCGCGCGCGTTCTCCGGGGAATCGTCCGAAACCGTGATCAAAAGCGTCTCTGAGTTTTCAAACGAGCTGAATAATAGGCTCGAAGAGGCTGAAATAGGATCCGGCAGTCAGGTTAAAATACTCTCTGCGTCTGATCTGGCGCCGATCACTCAGAAATATCATCAGGAGGGGGAACAGGCCCAGGTGTTCGAGCTGCAATCTCTTCCGAACCTGTCCCAATTTTACAAGCCGGCGCTCGGGTTTTTAAACATCTGGACCGGCATCCCATCGCACGGGAAAACTGAGCTGCTCAATCAGGTCATTGTTGATCTGTCTCAACAATCAGATTGGAAATGGTTGATTTTTTCTCCTGAATCATTCCCGCATTACTATCTCATTCAAAATCTCGCGGAAAAAATAATTGGAAAAGGATTTTTCCGTGGTAATGACCTCATGACGTCCGTCGAATTGGAAGCAGCAATCAGTTTTTTAAACGATCATATCAGGGTGATCGACATAGGAGACGGAGAATTTACCAGCGACGACATGCTCTCGCTGGTCCGTGATTATACCGCGAAAAACAGCATTCAGGGATTGGTTATTGATCCGATCGGCGACCTGGAAATATCAATCCGAAAATCCGAAAATAAAACCTATTCCGTCGCGCGCTTCCTCCGGATGATACGCCGGATGGGACGGAAAAAAGAATTTTCTCCGTACATTGTAGCCCACACGACCAAGCTGCAGAAGGATTTCAAGACACATAAATATCCGGTTCCGACATTATATGACATCGACGGATCGGCCGCATACTACAATTCGGCGTTCCAGGGCATCACCACGTATCGATATTTCAAGGCCGACGTGATCGCTGTGCATGTCCAAAAGATCAAATTTAAGCCTGCGGGCAAGGTCGGCGTTTGTTTTCTCAAATACAATGTCGATACTGGTATTTTTACGCCCTACTACGAGGACCCGGAGAAAGTCGAGAAGGAAATGGTTGAACAGCAAAATGCGTTTTGACGTCCTGGTCAGTTAGGCAAAATGCCGCCCGAAGAGACCGCGCCCGATTCCGCGAAACCGGCGCCTGCAAAGGCCGCAGCTTCACCGGATTCCGCGTCCCGGAAACAGGAAACTGCACCGCTGTCCGCAATTACAGTGCCCGTACAGGCGGCACCGGCGCTGTCTTCCGGCTGCCTTACCTGTTCCATGATCAGCCCGTACGATCCTGAATGCGCGGCAAACTTCCTGATCGGAAAAAATTACACACTTCCGGCAGGAAAACTTTTCGCCTATGCGTCGAACCGGCTTTGGCTCGTAAAAAAATCCGTCGGGGGCGGGGACATCGGGCTTGCCGGCGGATCATCGCTTGAGGCAAACGCGCTCTATCCGTCAAATTTCATGAGCTACGAAATGGACAGACTGGCGCGCAGGATCACCGATTCTCTCCACATGTATGACTTTCATTACTATTATCCGTACGGCGGCGGCTGAGGGTCTTCCCTGACCTGCCGTGATGCAGGTAATCCTCCGTTCGATGCAAAAGAGGTGAAGGACAGCGCCAGTTTCTGGATCGACAACGGCGCACGGGAAGAAAACACGTCGGCGTTCCAGCTCCGGTCTTTTCATCTGTATTATTCAACGAACGTTTCCGATCTCCTTTCGCTCGGACTGAGCGTGCGGCCGGTTTTTTTCAACACCACGTTCGATGAAAACAGCATTCTCTACACGGCGTATCTTGACGATTCGGGAAAAACCGCGACGTTCTCACAGGTGGCGCGGGTCCGCCGCATTGAAACGATCTATAATGCGGGCGGCGATGCGGACATCTCCGTTTCATTGAAGTTCTCGCCTATCTCCTGGTTTTATTTCAGGACGCCGTTTGAATACCGGAGGTATTGGGGATCTTCCGTCGATGTGACTGCCGATGTTTTTTCCAGGAAAGACTCCCTGATCGACCATAACGACACCTTGCATGCCGTCTCCATTGTCCAGACACATCCGCAGGGACGTGAATCGCCGGACCAGTATCTGGCGTCGGTCGCGCCCCAAAACAAAAAGGCCCGCGTCGTGCGGGCCGGAGAATCAGACATATGAATCAGGTTTTTTCTTTTTTCTCCTTGCCTCTCTCGCTGCCGTCATTGCGCGAGACTGTTCTGTCGTCAGGGTGCGTCGGGATTTCTCCCCGCCGCGCTTGCCGATTTCAGATAGGTATTTTTGAATCAGTGTTTTCATTATTATGCCTCGATTCTACGGATGCGTTCGCCGTCAAATTTTACTCTCCACACCCTGCAAATTCTGCGGTACTGATCGCCCTCTGTCGTATTGCTGGTTTCAACGTCATCGCTATCGGTCAGATACCACGATTCGGTAAACGATTTGCCACCGTCAGGAGTATAGGATACGGCAAACGCGGTATATTCGCCAACTGGCAATGCGTTTTTATAGCCGTTGTCGTATCCCTCGTATCCGTTATCCTGGCAGGCCTCTGGTTTGCATGTGCTGAAATTTCTGTTTTGAATCGTGTATTTCATAAATCCTCCGGGTTTTGGTTTTTTCCGATTCAGGGGCTCTCCCTGTCTCTGTATATAATATACCATAACCCGGTTACGGTGTCAACAGTTATTTCAACTATTTTTTCAGAGCCAGATTTCGCCCGTCCTGGGCGAGGAGGGGCGCGCAGGACATTCAGGAGTGCCCCTACGACGGTCACTCGTGCTGAGGTTGTGGACATTGGTATGCTCCATGTCCTGGTTGTTCTGTCGAAATGCGGCGCCGGTGCGATCATCCTGCTCCACGACGGCCTCGAACTGAAGCCGGACGCCGATCGCAGGGAAACGGTACGGGCGCTGCCGGTCATCCTTTCCCAGTTAAAAGCACGTGGATACCGGTTCGTCACCGTGCCCGAGCTTATCAATTCTCCGCGGCCCGACGGCCCGACGGCGCCGGCGCACGTGACGACCGTCCAGACACCGGTACAATAACACAGCAGCCCCTGCGATCACCTGCTGATTTGATATGCAGGATACAAAAGGAAAAACAGGGAAGGGAAGGAAAGGGGAGAATATAAGAGGGGATAGAATAGGATGGATGTCGTATTATCTTCTTGCTGCCTGATCATAATCATATGTCCCTATCTGATTCCTACCCCAAGCAATACCCAAAGTACCTATTTACTCATTATATTAATTATTGTACTTAATTTCACGTTAAATACGATTTGTGTTGACATCATGTTGATAATTTGTTATTATCTTACCAAAGGTCGCATTTATGCTACCATTGGTCGCAATTATGCGACTTTCCATTGATGCGTTGATACTTTTTGTAACAAATCGGGCAAAAAGGGAGGACGGAATGACCGGTCACATCCATAATCCCCCAAACCAAATAAACCCACAAACCCATATAATTCCACGCATTACAGCGCAAAAAACGTGCTATTTCATTCAAAAAAGATTGACAGATAGGATGGCTCATAATAACTATTATGTAAACTTCATTTGTAACGCATTGATTTTGTTCATAGTTGATTTCGATGATGCAGGCAAGGGGAGGATTTTGATCTATAATAATCAGGCAAGAGCGCATTATGCTCGATTTACCGGACGGGGGGAGGGGGGTACTCCCCTTGCGACCACCCCTCGATTTTCATCTATCGGTCCCTCCCTTTCCCCAATAGCAGAAACACTTTTTTCAGGGCTTGACAAGTGATAAGTATTTCAGAGAAGCCGAAGGGTTTACCGAGGGGAAGGCCGAAGGGAATACGGAGTCCTGCGGCGATAGAGTATTCGAGGTTGCGGGCGAAGTATCCTGAATTGCCGAAGAAGTATGCGATGAGGGCAGCGGGATATAGTCCTGGGACGCATACGGCGTGTGTGGAGAGTGGGAAGGTATTTAAGAGTTTGGAGAAGCAGAAGGAGGAGGCGATAAGGGATTTGAGGATAACGGTGAGGGACCAGTTGAGTCCTCTTGTTGAGATACGGGATAACAAGAAAGAGCAGGCGTCGGACCGGATAAATGCGGTGAAGGTAGCGAACTCGATGTTGCCTGGATATACGGAGCCGGAGAAGAAGGAGCTGAGTGTACGGGGTATGTTTGTGGAGTTGAAGGATGTTAGGACGTCGGATATAGCGGCATTTTTGGAGGAACAGGGTGGATAGAGTGCAATTTATGGAGTCGTTGAGACCGGAGTTGCAGGAGATGGCGGTAAGTGATCCTGTGCGGTTTCAGACGACATTGAGAGCGGAATTGGTGGAGCGGCGCAAGCACTATCCAAGCGTTGACTTTGTTCCGAATATTGGTCAAGAACGGGCGTTTCGGTGCTTGGAGAAAAGGCATCTCACATACGGAAGGTTTCCTCATAAGGTTTTCGTTCTTGGGGGGAATGGTAGCGGAAAGACGGCTCTTTGTGCGGGGGTTCTTCTTGCCGGGGCGTGTCTGGGTCCGGATGCGATAAACAAGGAATTCTTCGGGAACCATGAGTATTTCCGGTACTGCGCGGAAATACGGTCAAAGAGGAAACTTGGCGTTCGGCTCGTGTGTGATGCGAAAGACATGAAAGAGGACGCCGGATCTCTTTATCAGCAGATTGCGAAATGGATTCCCACGGCGCAGTTTTCGAACAAGACGGGGGATTTTTTCCAGACCGTCATAATTGGAGAAGTCAAGGTCGACGTTAAAACGCACGACATGAAGGTGACTTCCCAGGCAGGACCGGACGAGGATTTGGTGATTTTCAACGAACCGCCTCCGGAACCTGTGTATGACGAAAATATAGCGAGAACACGCGGCGAAGGTATTGGGTTCGTGTTTTGCACTCCCCTTGATGCTGCGGCATACCTGTTGCGGGAAATAAACCAGCCGGCTCCGGATGGTGAGATAGTTTCGACCGAAGTTTCGATCTGGGACAACTGTATTGATGTTCCGGGGAACCGCGGACAACTGACAAGAGAGGCGATTGAAAGTCAAATTCGGGACTGGTCGAAGAACCCGGATACCCTTCAGGCTCGCGTGTGGGGGAAGTTCGCTCACCTCGCGGGGGCGATTTTCAAGGCATACAAGGAAGACATACACGTCATAGACCCCTTCTTGATCGACCGGTCATACAACCTGTACCATATCTGCGATCCCCACCTTGTGAAGCCTCCCTTCGCTGCCTGGGTGGCGGTGAATGCGCTCGGACAGGCTTTTGTGGTCGCGGAATATCCGAATGAACCATGGGACACCTTGAAAAGTACGGAACTCACGATCGAACACCACTGCAAAAACTTCGATTTGATGGAGCGGGGCCAGAATCCGGAGTTCGATTATTTGCAAACGAAGTCGATTTATCGCATTGGCGACCCGAATATCATGCCGACGAAGATGCCAAACACGAATCGGACCATTTTGACGGAATACTCACTGAATGGTTGGGATTATGACTGCAGCGTTGAAGATTCCATCGAACTCGGGCATGACAAGATCAGGGGTTTGATCTATTACGATTCCCTGCGTACTATTTCTGCGGTAAACCAGCCCGGGATGTACGTTTTTCGCACATGCAAGAATGTCCGGAGAGCCCTGCAGGAGTTCGGTATCAAGAAAACGGCGGACCAGTACGCCGGGACGATGGAACGAATAGACCAGACGTGGAGTTGTCCTATTGCGTGCCTGCGGTACTTCGGGCTGAAGATGGAACCTTGGACCCCGTGGCGCCAGGAAGGAAATTACGGTATGAGCGAATATGATGCCATACGCGCCGGCCGTGACGGTCGTAGAGTGATGGCGTAAAATCAAAGGAGAGAACAACATGCCTTTCAAAAGCCAAGCACAGAGAGGTTTTATGTACTCAAAACATCAGAAACTGGCAAAAGAGATGGAGTCGAAAACGCCAAAAGGGAAGAAACTTCCCGATAAAGTCGAGAAGAAGTTCCCGGATTCAAAATTTCATCTTCGGAAAAAGTCGGCTCTTTCGGGTTTAAAGTTAAAATGAATACTGAATTTCTCGACAAAATCGATGAGGCGGACCCGAAGTACGCGATCGATAAACTCGTCCCCGGGTCAGACGCTGCAAAGGATATCTGGCAGAAGTGCATCTGCATCTACCAGACCCTTGCAAAGTTCTGGGCTCCAAGGATTGAAGTCGGGAGATGCTGTCAGAGATACCTCCGGCGCGACATCTTTTCTGCCGAACAGCGGGAAAAGTATGAACTGCAGGACAAGTGGCCTATCGAACCCCAGGAATTGAAGCCCGTAATAAATGCCGCTGCAGGTCAGATCGGTCAAACCGTGAGATCGAGCGCAATCACCATGGAAGATGACGAACCGCCGGCCAATGCCGCTCGCCCTGACGTCATGAATGTTGTAATCAAATGGCTTCAGACTCGAATGCATCTCGAAAGTAAAAGCAAGAAGGGATTACGGGAGGGATTGGTTACAGGGTATCCGCAATGGCTTTGGTTTGAACGGGCAAGGGCGGCGGAAGGTTATGCCGGGGACTTGAGCGCGACCCTCCGCCCCTGGGATTCAACTCTCTGTTCGCCCTTGTTCTATGAGGGTCTTGAAATCGACTGTGTGGTAAATCTTTTTAACAAGACAAAAACAGAAATGCTTGAAAACTTTCCAAACAGGAAAGAAAAATATGAGGAGCATGTAAAACTTCTCGGAAATCCTGAATACATCAATGGAATTATCGGCATGGGGGACAGCATAACGGCGGATTCGAGAAAGACCCTGTTTTACGACAATATCTCAGCGGCAAAATACGATGCAATACAAGGATTCCTATTTGTCATAGAGCGTGTTTTCTGTTTGCATACAAAACGGAAGGTCTGGATAAATCAAAAAACCGCCGACGTCGTCGTGCTTCCTCCCGATTGGAAGGGATGGCAAGAGGATGTCTGGCATCAGTTGAACCCTGATTATGATTTGTCAAAAACACAAGACGTTAAAACGCTTTGGGTGTCAACGATTGACCAAAGCGGATTTGTTTGGGAAAACGCGGAACACTGGTTTCAGTGCGATGGAAAACTTCCGGGAATTGTTTATATCCCGAGTATGGATGATAATATCCCGTCAGGTATCGCAGAGGACCTTCTTCCGTATATCCTTGCTGTTGCGGCCTGCAAAACGGAAGGATTGAGTCAGGTAAGAAAAGGCTCGGGTTTTCTCACAGTTTACAAAGAGAATTCATTTTTAGAACCGAACACAGTAGGTGTTGAACTTTCGAAAGAAGACGGTGTTGTTGCAGTTAAAAAGCATGCAAATATTGATCAGGATATCACATTCAAGGATCGAAAACCGAACGATACTTATTATCAACTTTCTGATCGGATGCGGGAAGAAATGCGGGAAGTCCACAATATCAATTTGTCGATAATGGGAACTTCGAATCCCCGACAATCCGACAAGGCAAAGCAACGTGAAATAATTCAGGGTATGATTTCGCAAGCTCCTTACATTGAGAATTATACCTATTTCAATTTGAATACCACGCAACTTCTTTGCGACATGATCCCATATTTCCTTAATGAATATAAGGTCATAGAAATACAGGATGAGTTCGGAAAAAAGTTGGGTCCGGTCGAAGTCAATGTTCAGGAGTTCGACGCACGCGGAGAAGAAGCAAAAATCGTGGCGAACGATTTGACAAGCGCAAAGTATCGTGTGGTTCCTGTGCTCAGTGATGATTCGGCCACGAACCGAGAAAAGGAATATGATGATTTCGTTCGCATGATCGAGGCGACCGGAAACCAGATGTTGCAATCCGATCCTGTTTTTATCGCAAATATTTGGAAACATTTGCCGAACAGGTTTGCCAAGGAAGCGGCTGAAGGACTCGTGAAGTATGGACAACAGAGAGAACAGGCCGCGGCCCGGGCCGGTCAGGCCCAGCAGCAGGTAGAGGCGCAAAAGGAAGCATCGAAACAGGCCGTCGAGATGGAAAAAATCAAACGGCCGAATTGGAATATTCGTTTAAGCCCGACAGATTTCAACGAAGCGCCGGAAGGATTTAAGTTGATGATGAATACCCTTGCGGCTTTGAATATGGGACAGCAACCAACGGCGCCTATGCCTCAAGAGGCAGCGCCGGCGATGGTATAAACACTTTAAATGGAGGGTCGCCATGAGAAGCATGAATTTTAATGTATCCGATTTGGTAAAAAGATCGTTTATGTTTCATCCGAATATCAATGAAGTTCCCGAAGGTGGCGGAGCACCGGCTCCTGGCTCTTCTCCGCTTGGTGGTGGTGAGAGTTCCGGCACGGCTCCTGATGGGGAGCCCGTCGGTGCCCCTCCTTCGGAAAAACCGTCGCAAACTGTCATTTCCCAGAAAATCGACATCAAGAATTATCGGGGAAGCAAGAAAGTAAATCCGGACCAACGGCCGCTCAAGAACTTTGTTCGGGACGGAATGAACCCCAAACAGATTGATGCGCTTATCTCGGAAGCCGGATCTGAGATATTTCTTTCTGCTGAACAGATTGCAGAAATTGAAAAGAAAAATGCGGAAGTTCCAAAAGATGAGAAGGAAACTCCTTCGGAAAAATCTAAAGAAAAGGAAACAGATGTTTCCGATAAAAAGGATGAAGACGATCCCGAAGTCAAAGAGTTTTTCGAAAAGACCGGCCTGAACGAAAAAGACTTCTCGGCTCTTCCGACCGCCGCGCAGGAAAGTCTTGCCAAGGCCTTTTCAACAATGACGGAAAGTTCTGGCAAGCATTCTGAATTGGAAAAGAAATACAATCAGTTATTTGCCGATGTGACGGAATCCAATAAAGACGCGGTGATTGCAGCACGCCTTGAAGAAATTTCGACCGGAAAGGCTTATGTTGCCACTCAGCTCCCAAAATTTACTCAGACAGAAATTTCGGAACTGGATACTCTACTTACGGATGGAAATTCAACCGGAGCCATTGAGTATTTGAACAAATGGGTAGCGGCAAAAGCCCAGGACGCAATCAAGCATGAGCGTTCTGTTATTGACAAACAAGTTTTCCGAAAAACTGCGGAAGCAAAAGCGCGCGATATTTTTATCGAAGTAGGAAAACTCGATCCCCGGCTGGCAATCGAGGAAAATGATTGAGATTCTATAATCACCAACCCCAAGCATAAACTCTTCCAGAAATACCAGGAAGGCCCGGGTGATCTTGTTAAATTCTGCACAAAACACAACGTGACGCTGGAACAAGTGCAGGCGTTCGGCCCGAAGAAACTTTATGCGATGTATGCTGCCGATAAAGGCTGGGACAAGGAACGTGATAAAAAAATTTCCGAAAAAGCAAAAAAGACACTTCTCGATAAACTCCGGAATCCCGAAAAAGCACGCACCCTGGACGCGGGACAGCCGTCCATTGAACCGTCAACGAATGATACTTCGTTGGGCTTCAGTAAAGATGCGCTCATTGACGACATCTCCCAAGGCAATCTTGCCAATTGGGAAAAGGCACTTGAAGCCAATGATGGAAACGTCAAAGCCATTGCGATTTTAGGGGAGGTCCGTAGACTTGGGGAAGAAAAGTGGAAGGAAAAACATAGAAAATAACAAGAGGAGGATTTCAATATGTTATCATATTTCGGCAAACTCAAAAGGTCGTTTATGGCGGCATTCAGCATTATGCCGCAGATGGCAGGCGGGCCGGGCAGGTTCGACTCGACAAACAATTATACCTCTGGGACTTATGACCAGCAGACCAGCTTCGGTTTCGACAAGCAGTTAGCTGCCGAAGTCCGCAGTAAACTCATGTTCAATTCGATGGCGAAAACCGGCGATGAATGGGACGATTCGATTGCCGGATCTCCCGGGGACCTGAGTTCCGGGTCCATTGTGAAGAGGGTCAAGATAGTGACCGGTGACGAACTCCGATTCACCATGGACGAGAACATGACCGGGGCGCCGACCTACGGCGACAGACAGCATGCCGCTGGTGACTTTGCCGCATACAAAAACATGTTTGCTCGACTGAACATAATAAACAGCCCTGCGGTTCCCATCGTCGGGGAAATGTCTCAGCAGCGCATCAAGGAGTCGATAAGCAATCTTGATGCCACTACGAAGGCAAAAGTGACGAACTGGCTTGCTCAACAGTTGGATTGGGAAAGTCATTGCGGACTTATCTACGGCGCCAGCCCGTCATGTCTGACCGCGACGACAAGCGGTGGCCTTGGGGTTTCTCTTGGCGTGAATGCCGGCGGTGGCGCGGGCGTACCGTATATGAACCGTTGGTGGTGGATGGGTGGTGATGGCTGGATGGCACACAGTAGGAACGTGGCTACGTATAATGGCACGGTGAACGGCGGCATCAATGCAATCGGAACGGCAGCGGGTGACTACATTACCCTTGCTCAACTTAAGAAAATCCGTTTTAAGATGGATACCGAGCATCTTTGGAGTCCGACATTTATGGGCAAGAAGTACAAAGCGGTTGCCATCATTGATCCTGAACTGTTCTATCGCCTGCATTCTCTTCTTGCCGCGGCCGGTTATCTATATGCGGCCCCCAGGGGAATGGACAATCCGTGGTTTAACGTAGACACAACTATTGTCTACGATGGAATCCTGTACGTGTCAGACCCGACACTGTACCTCATGCGGCCTGCATACGTCAGCACAAACCCGACAGTCGTTCCCCCGAGTTTCGGCCCGGACGCAACGGCGGATTTCAGGGATTATGCAGTGACGTCGACAACCGCACTCGTCGTCTTCCTTGGCCGCAATGCGATTGTGGAAGGATTCAACGGCAGCGTGGTAATCAAAGAAAAGTGGGCGGATTTCGATAAGGGCGTCCAGGTTGCGGCCCGGACGATGCAGGGCGCAATGCGCGGTGAGTGGTATGCCAAGGATGGCCGTACGGATGCCAATTCGGTGCGGAACTATTCCGTGATATGCGCGGCATTCTACGAACCCGGCGTTGGCGCATAAGCGACAAGTCGGAGATCGTGTTTTTTGAGTTGATATTTCTAAAACGTAATTTTTTAACAAGGAGGATTTTCATGTTTTTGAAGAATATTTTTGCAACAATCCTATTTGCGATTGTCTGCGCAATAAAAGTGCTGAACAACCAGAAAGGTTCGATAGCACTCGACATCCTTTGCCCGCCTGCGGCAGTAAGGGAGAATGAGCCAAGCCCGTTTATCGAAGCCGGAAAACTTTCGACGGGAAACATCAAGAACGTCATTCGGATCAAGCAGTTTCCTTTCGATGCCACAGACGGCGCGAAAGAAACTCTTGACGTTTATACCCGTACGACTCCCGTTGGCGATGCGACGCTTGCGGTCCTTCCTATAGGTTCAATATGCGAAATGTTCACCTTTTCTTCGGCGGGAGTCGTATCACAATACGACAAGTGGACAAAAAAATGGACCGGTGCTTACGGGTGGGTTAAAGCTATTGAAGGGGCTGACTCTCTCAGCGCAACCACTTTAACAGCGGCCGGGGAACTGGCCCGTATCTGGGGCCAGTCCAGCGCCACAAGCGGAATATTCCGCGGGCTGAGTGTCCGAACATTGTTTACTGGAGCGGGAACGGCGACCGGTGATGCCCTTCGTGCTTACAATCTGACCAATGTGTCGATTGCAAACATGCACGGTGCTCATATCACGGCGCAACTCGGCTCGGAAGACGCGGCAAGCGTCGGTACGGTAACGGGTGAGGCCTCGGGCGTGCGGGCCACGATCGGTATCGGCCTGACGAATACGGCCCCCGCCGGCGGTACGATCGCTTCCCTGCGGTGCGATTCGTATTTCCTGTCGACAGCGGCAGGTGCGGCGAGTTCGTTCATCTATTTCACGGACGTAAACACGTCCTATGGAGTGGATGCGTTTTTCCGTTGCGGTCCGATTACAAACAGGGGAACAGCCCACACCGAGACGACAAAAGCATACATTTACGAATCAGGCCATATCACAGTTTCAAACTGTGATGCGGTTTTCAAAATGGTTACTCAGGATGGGGCGTTCTGGATTCCGGGATATACCACGTTGGCATAACGATAGTAATGGTGCGCTTCTTAATCGGGGGCGCACCACGCTTTTCATTTTAAAAGGAGGGGTCGAATGCTTGAAGGAAAAGAAATGGTTGATTTTATTGATAAAGAGGCGGAAACCTTTTCAAAAAGGTGCGATGAATTGCAGGATTTTATAACGCATCTTCAGAAAGAACTTGAACAAGCAAATAACGACCGAAACGCTGTATACGGAGCTTTGCAGCAATGCCTTAAAATAAAAAAAATGCTGAATGCTCCAATCCTACAAATATTACAAAAACAAGTTTCAAAAAAGGAGGGGTCGAATGAACCAAAACCAGTATGAAGGAATGTGTGAAATTGCACTCAAGGAAGAAGGTATCATCGCTAAACCGATGTGGTTTCCCGGTGATGAAACCATTTATTATCCGGAAGTTCGGGATGGTATTACTATTTGCAAACTTCCGAAGAAACACGCACGGCATCAGGTTTCGGCAAAGCCGGGCCGATGGGTTTTTCTGGGAACCGAGAAGCACGATATTCTCGTCAATAACCCAGAAGGGTGCAATGTCGTGAAGACATTCTATCCCTGGAAACGGGACTTCATCACGAAAGCCGTCATGGATTCGGAAACCGGGAAACCCAAACTTGACGAGAACGACAAGCCGATTTATGAGAAGATCCCGGTCTGGACCGAACTCACGAACACGAAGTAAGGAAACATCATGACCACTCTTGCCAATGTTGTCGAGCAGTACATTCCCAAGGCAATGCAGAATGTCCTTGATTATACTGGAGCCCGGGGGTGGGTGTATATCGGCAACATGATTCTCCGGCAACTTGAGGCAAAGAAGTTGTTCACATTGAACCAAGTGAAGGAAGTCGGGGTGGAGGTATCCAATTACCATTGGATTTCTCTGCCTTCCGACTTCCGAAGCGTTATTGACATAAAACTTCCAATTTCAGCGGACGGGGAAAGTGATCCCGACGACGAAGATATTAAATTCGGGTGGGCTTTTTCCAACGGCAAGATCAAACTCGACCGGCCATACGACAAAGATGCGGCCCCCTCATCCTTCACTCTTTCGACCTGGGCAACGACAGGCGTGAAGATAAACGACACGGATGCGACCGCCGACCAATGGAACGACTACCTTCTTGTTCCAACGAACGGGGACCAGTTGGGGTTGAATTACATCATTGCGGACAGTGCCGCGGTAAGCGCGGGGACTGCACAGCTGACTTTTCTTCACGCCAATGGCCCTGCGACGTCGACCACGATCGCCGGATACCTCACCTTATCTTACCTCGTCCTGAAGTATTTGGCAAAGCACACGGGTCTCTCAGCGAGTACCAGCACCATTCCGATTGATGACAAATATCTCAATGCCCTTATCTTCGGAATGTTGTGGCTTGCGACTCCTAAGAGTGACCAGAAGAAAATCGACTATGAGAGGGATTATCTGAACGAGATCGACATTCTCGAATGCGAACAATTCACTCCCACGGCCGATCAGGCCCGGCCACCAGCAAGGTCTATGCCAGGGTTGGAGAACGTCCGGATGTTGGATACTTTCCCGGATTACCCGGAAGAAGGGTACGTTTAGATTAACGTCGCGCTTAATTTGCGAGTGATACGACTGCATTTAACGGAGGCAAAGGCCGAAACGTCAGCTTTAACGAGAAATTAATCTAAATGTCAGACAAGGTAATTCCATCTGTTCCCGAAGATGTGCGTTTCGGGATGAATAGTCTCGACTCGCCAAAGCTTTTAAAACAGCATGTTTGGCAGTTGATTGAAAACTCCTTTCCCGGCTTGAGCGGGAAACCGCGTAATGGTGTGAATGAAATCCTTTCCGATGGGACTCAACTTGGATATGGTACGAACCATTCATTGTTTCGGCCGCATGCTATCCACATGAACGCCGGCGGGAAGGATTTCATCTTCGCCATTACCAGAACCGACCACGTTTCATACAAAAGGGAATATGCTATTGAGGTCTGGAATATAACCGATGTCACGAGAACGAGACTCGAATACGGTTTGTTCTCGGCCGACAATGTGTACTTCGGTTTCCAGAAACTTTACAATGCGCTATACCTCGTTTTCGATTACGAAATCACGACGAACCACACGTCGTCTTACCGGACGAAAAACAAGATTATTGAATACATCAACGGCGCATGGACGGTAAGGGAAATGGGAATTGATTGCGTGCCTGAGTTAGGTCCCGCCGGATGGGAAAACCCTCATGATTTATTGCTTCCTGTAAATTTGACTTTAGGAACAGCCCTTGTTTTTAAAAATAAACTAAGGGTAATTGGCCAAACAATTAATTTTTATTCTACTAATGATTGCTCATCATGGGAAAGTGACATCTTTTCTAATCCTTCTCCGGACTGGGCATCCGTTACTCTTGTTTATAAAGGAAAGTTATGGTCCATAGGGGGAACAACCTTTGGGAGAAGGGTTATAAATTCATCGGACGGAATTACCTGGGCAGAGGTTGGTTCAAGTTCTTTTCCTGTTGCTATCTCGATGGCTGCGGGAGTTGTTTTCAATAATAAAATGTGGGTTGTCGGCGGTTCTGTTTCGTCTTCTGCTACTCGTAAAGTTTATTATTCGGAAGATGGTATTACATGGACTGAGGCCGGGACGAATGCAATCCCGAACGCCATAAGATCTCACACCTGCCTTCTTTACAACGGAAAAATATGGGCAATTGGCGGAATTAATGCCGACTCACCTTCACGCAAAGTTTTTTATTCTTTGGATGGGACAACGTGGGCGGAAGCGGGAACAAATTCCTTGCCTACAGACGGATGTTATTTGCATTCATCCGTTGTTTACAACAATAAAATGTATGTCATTGGCGGATATGTAAACGGTGCAAACTCACGAAAAGTACTATATTCCACTGACGGAATTACCTGGACGGAAACCACTCCTGCAAACGCCCTTCCAGTTGCAACATCACAATCAGCCGCATGCGTTTTTAATAATTCAATCTATGTCATAGGCGGATACGTCTCGGACGCAGTAGATGATATTTATATTTCAACGGATGGCCAGAATTTCATAACGACGAAACCATGCGTCCCGAAAAATAAGTTTTATTCTCTGTCTTGGATATTCGTAAGACATACCGATTCTTCCTCAAAACAAGGCGCTCTTGCAAGTTATAAATATGTTAATTGGAAAATAGTAAATGGTCGATTGATTCCTGGGCCAAATGAAATTCTATTGCCGGGAACAATAGTTGCTTCTTCTGGCTTAATTGCCGGAACCGGAACGGATTTTACTAATTTATTTGTTCAAACTTCCGGCACTTTGCAAGTCGGCACTGTAACTATCGGGAATGGCGGGAATACTTTTCTCAGAGGAACCGGAACTGATTTCACAAAACTTACCGCAGGAAATTATTTAAAATTGGCTGGTCTTGCCAATCCATTAAAAATAACATCCATTACAAATGCCACTCTTGCCGTTGTGGTAAATCCGGATAATTATTACGATTTGTCAGGATTAACATTTCAACTTGTAGACCAAACGAAAAATTCCGTTTTGAGGGCGTATGGTTCTTCGGTATATAATGGAATTCAAAGCTTGATGCTTTTAACGGCAATTATATCCGCTACTTCAGCAAGATACGATTTAATTGGATCTACCGATGGATGCTCATCGTCGACATATGCCCTTGCCCCATCATTAGATGCTCCAATTAATATGACTTCTTTCCTTCCTTCAGATTGTGACGGTGTTGAAGATTTGGATTTAAGACGGAGTATTTATCCGTCTGTTTCTGCCGCAACGGCAATTTTGGTTTTAACTTTACCAAATACTTCCGCTGCCGTCGCGCAAGAAGCAACACATCTCAGATACTTCAGAACTCTTGGCGACGCCGATGCGGATGTTGCTGCCGGCCTTTCTCATCGTTTCATTGCCGACATCTCCCTTTCGGGAACCATTTACGATACCAGTAAAATATTCGTTGACGACTTAACGGATGGAACCCTTGAAGGAGAAACCAATATTCTCGACATGACCGGCGTTGACGTTCCTCCGCAGGGTCGATACATCATCTGGGCCGGCGGTCGCCTGTGGATAGGGGGAAATCCTGCGAACCCTGGATACTGGTTTTGTAGCGATACTCCTACCAATTTACAATACCCAAAGTCTGCGGCGTCCCGCTTCATGCCGGGAAGTCTGAATGTCACTTGTGAACCATACGATGGGCAAAAGGATACCGGATGTTGTCTTCTTGGTGGAGATCTGTATTTCTTCAAGGAACGGAAGATATTCGTTTTGGATAATGCCTCTGCCGATAATGTTCCCCGCAAGATTTCGGATTCGATCGGTTGCGCATGCCCTCAAACTTTGGTTACTGGCGATATTCCTACCCTTGGGGGGAATTGTGCTTTGTTCCTATCGGAATCTGGTCCCGCCATGCTTCTTCCAGGGGGCAAGGTAAGGCTTTTGGTTGAACACCGGATATCTGAACTATGGCCCTCAAAGACCGGCTTCCTGAAGCTCGCCAGCGGCCTTCCTACGGATTGGTACACGAGGAATAAAATCTATTCGTCCTTCTGGAATTCCACATGGTACTTGTTTGGCGGGGACTCCCGGGATACCGAATGTCAATTGATCGCAGGAAAATACTTCGGTTTTCAGTTTGGAAATGATGGGGAAAGCGTTGGGGCTTTTCAGTTTACTTTTCCATGTTTGAATTTTTTACTTTATGAACCGCAACTACTCATTCCTGTCGACAACATTCGGGCATATACTTTAAGTCATAGGTTTAACGATAGTTCGAATGTAAAATATCGCCTACATCGTTTCCTCGACCCGGCCAAGTTTCAGGATACATACCTTTCTGAAGGCGCCATTGCCTATTCGATGAAATTCCAAACACGGTATCTTTACTCCGGGGCATTGCGGTGTGCGACAGCCTCCGGGAAGTGCTGTATCGTTTATATCACTTTTGTCGATACTGCAGGGCTCACCATTACGGTTTGCGGTGACGGAAGTCGTCTCACTTCTGAATGTACCTTTTCTCAGGTCCGGCAATCCGGGATCAGGGCCGATAACACTTGCCGACATTTTATTATGGACCTTTTACAGGCAGGAATGGATGGTATCAGTTTTTTCGACGTGCTCATTTCAAAGGTTGTACCATCGACGGGAGCCGTGGAATTTTTTGGGCAGGAACTTATAATTACCGACGTCAATGAATATCCAAAAGAAGAGTTCATGAGTGCTGCCAGCGTGGCGACGGGTGCTACTGTTCACGTTGAAAAAGCAGACGCAACTCCGGAAGTTCCGGTATAACAACGAAGGTAGTACACCAATGGTAAGCATGGAAATAATAGTAGTTTCTTGTGCCGTTTGCACATTAGGGGGTTCAGCCGCAGGGTGGTTTGGAAAGAATTTTACCATAAAAAGGAACGGCAACGGACACTTGACAAAAGAAGATCATGTCATTCTTTGCGCTCCCGTTAAAAAAGAGTTGGAAGAAGGAAATAAAAAATTCGAGGAAATACGAGACACGATGAACATGATTTTAAATACCTTGTTAAATCAGAGAAAGAATTGATAAAAACTTGTGAATATTACTACCGATCTTGAAAACTTAAAACGTAAAATTGCCGATCTTGAAAAGGATTATGGCAAGTTGAAAGATATTATTTCAGGATCAGGGAAGATTCTTTTATCACAATCCCGCCTCACAATTGATCGAAGTCTTTCCGTTTCGGAATTGATTGGGCAGATTGCTGGCAAATCTGATAACACGCACGTACATGCATGGGTAGAAATTACCTCGCTTTTAGGACCGCTAACAATTTCTAACCTCACTGCTGGTATGGTTGTCACAAACGCGAGTGGATTGCTTTCCACCAGCCTCGGCACTGCGGGTTATGTGCCTGCGTGGACGACTGAGGGACTATCTGGAACATCTCCGATTTATTCAGACGGGACAAATATCGGAATAGGGACAACGAGTCCGGGCTATGCTTTGGATGTAAAAAACGCCACTAATAATGTTTACATACGGGCAATAACGTCCGCGGGCGGCAAGTACGCAACATATTTGCTTACAAATGGCAGTGAGAATTTTTATTTAACAATAGACGACGCAGGGTTTTTATACATCGGAACAGGAACAAACCCTGCGACAAATAGTAAAATATGTGTCAGGTCAAACGGTAAAATGGGTCTCGGAACGGAAAACCCTGGGGCTACTTTTGCTATTGCTGGTACAAATCCGACACAATCGTTCGATACATGCCAGACAGTAACCTTAACCGGAGACGCGGATATAATTCCGACATCATCCCGTATGGAGGTTAATGGTACGTATAGAGGTACTTTATTAAATGGTTCTTTAAATGCAGGAACACTACTATTTATTTCTAAGGGTTCTGCGGGAGGTTATCCTACAATTGTACACGACGGACACGAGTATTCAATAGATGAAAATCATGGTGTATGTTTTATTAAATCATCTGAGGGATATTGGAGTTGTCAAGGATATTCCGCAACATAAACCGAAACAAAGGAAACAGGGAGAATAAAAGATGAATATTAACGGAGTAGATTCGGTCGGTCTCGACCTGATAACGCCGTCTATTAGTACATTGACGGGTGCTTTCGATTCCCTCAAGACGGGAGATCAACTATCGCAAGACGTCTATAAAGGCATTGGAGGCCAGGTATCGGGCGAGGCATATACTCCGTATCGGACAGCCTCGAACGAGGCTATGGTGCGCGCTGCGTCCAATCTGAGGGCAACCACGGGCGGACAGTTCGCTCCAAACATCGGCCAGGGTTCTGCGGTCCGGGTTCAACAGGGTGTCGAACAGAAGGTTCTTGGGGCGGTATCTCAGAATAAAATCGGTATGGCTCAAGGCGAGCAGGAAATGGTGAATCAAGGCATCAAAAATTATACCGATGTTGGGACCCTTGGTTTGAATACTTTAAAGAGTCAGCAGGACCAGGGTTGGAAAACTTATGAGACTGCTGTTGTGGCTGGCGACTTTCCTACGGCCGCGGCATCATATAAGCAACTGACCGGGAAAGACCTGGACATTACCCAGATGCAAAGAACACAGGATTACCTCAATAAAAAACAGGGGATGGATATAACAACCGGAGAACTCACGATTGAGGGCCTGCGCGGTCAGCTGAAAGACCAGAAGTTCACTTCGATCCGAGACCGAGTGAATGCCGGGGCAACTAAAGACGAGATCAATTGGGAATTTGGATCCGGAACGCTTAACGATACTTCTTACGCTTTGATGCAAAAAGCTTCTGACAATACTTACCGATGGGGACAACTTTCACAGAGTAAAGAATTGACACTTGCGGGTATAGTATCGGGGGAAAAGATCGCCGGAATGAATATTTCTTCGAATGAGACAATAGCCGGAGCTCAGATAAAATCTGCTGAAAGGATCGCCGAAGACCGTAATTGGCTTGAACAGCAAGGTATCAATCTTCAGAGTGCCGGCCTCAAAGGGTATACTGCTGCGGACGGAACGCATATCATGGGATCTCTTGAAATTGCCGCAAATGAATTTGGTCTTAAAAACAAAACGTATACCCTGCAAGAAAAAGAGGTCTTGGCAAATATTGACAACATGGACGCCACAAAACAAGACCGCGCCTTCTCCTTATACGGATATGCCCTTGACAAGAACGGCAATAAGGTTTCTGTCGGAAGCACTGCGGCCGTTAAAGGAAGTGAAGTAAAAGGATCGCTTGGGATTGCGTCCGATACGGCAAAAACTCAGGATGAAATAGCGCGTGGGGTATTTCTTGCCGATTATGGTCCGGATGGTTTTAAGGAACGCACTATGTCTATGGCGGAATCCGACCAAAAAAGTAAAGATTATTGGGATGCATCGAAACGCTTTGCAACCTTTGTTGCAAAAAATGTCGATTTGGCAGCTTCGGCCAATAATCCAAATTGGAACCCGACTACAAATCCAAATCTTGCACCTGAATTAAAAATTTGGTATAAAGCTGAATTTGGCGTCGAGGCCCCTGCGGTTCCAGATGCAAAATATATTCAATGGGCAAGGGGTGAGGTTTCTGCTGCTTCTGATGGTCGATTGACAAATCCTATTGATCAGGCAATGTATACTATTGATTCAAGTACAACCCTGAGTGCCAAAGATAAGAAGGATTTAAAAGCCGTCATGAAAATGTTGCCGTCGGGAATAAAACTTACCGAAGACGTCAATGGAAACGTTGTTGCTACCGATGCGAATGATAACAGTAGCGAGTTCAAGCCTGATATTACCATTGACCCCTCTTCAACATCTATGCCGGCAACTTTTACTACTGCGGGGGCCGAGTGGAAAAGTGAAAAAAGTACTCCGGCTTTGGTTGGCGGGCAATTAATAACTATCAAAAATCAAAACGCCTCAGTTCAGGGTTCGTCTGTGACCATTCCGACCGGTGACTACATTGCCGTCGATGCGACTCATTTGCAAAGTATCAATAAAGACGAAAAAGGCAATGTGATGATTTATGATCTCACAGGAACGGATCAGCCATACAAAGGTGAAGGCAAAGCTGTCGAGACACTACGCGGGATGTTTACCGGAAATATCTCGTCAGGACAAGGAATGTCCAGCGAGGAAAGGCTTTACAATGTTTTAACTTTAGGATTCTACAATCTTTTTAGTAGGTAAAGGTGGTGAATTATGTTCTCATCAATTGTTTCTTTAATAGTCGGTCTTACCGCGGCGGGGGTTTCTGCATGGTCTTCTTCCAATGCGGCGGATAAAAATTCCGCTGCTGTCGGAGAGACAAATATTGCCAATATGAAACTGAATAACCGGGAACTTGACATTCAACAGCAGAACGCGGACACGAGCAAGTACAACGCTCATGAAAACGTTCGACTTGCGGATATGACCATGTTAAACAATAAGATCTCAAAATATCCCGAACTCAAGAAATCAGTCCTTGATATTTGGGCAGGAAGGTAAAACATTATGATACCGATGCAAACGCCGGATGTTGGGGCGGGCGGGAATTCTTGGGGAAAATTTGCCGAACAAGCCGGAACATTAATCCAAGGCGCCCTTCAAAAATTTGAAAGCATCAAGAACTCGGCGGATGCCGTCAATTTGGCTTATAAAAGTACAATTGATGATCTTCCATTCATGGGATTAGACCCGGAGGCAGAGAAGGTAATAAGAGAAAAACTCGTTCCCACTGAAACGGACAAGCAAAATAAGGAAGCATATTTTGAGAGGATGAAGCAAACAGTTACATACATGCAGCTTTACAGTGTAGAAAAGGCGAAAAGAGAGGCTATCATATCTGATGCTGGTGGACAGACGGGTGGTCCCGCTCTCGAACAACCCGCACCGCAAGCGACTGCCGCTCCCGCGAGAAAATCTTTTTCGTCATTTGTTGGACCTCCATCATCCTTATCAAGTATGTCTTCTGGTCAAACCGATAACGGTCAAGAAAGTTTTCAGAAAGCAGTAGCCGGGTCTGTTCTGGGCCAGACTGCGGGAAATGATATTACTCAGCCGACACCCGGTGGGAACGCAGATTTAATAACGCAGTCTATCTCTCCTCAACAGCAACCGGCTCCAGCCCCTTCGTTAAATCCTACACCTGCTTCTGCAGCTCCTGCGAGTACACCGGAAACAATGAGTAAGATATTGTCAACGGTTTCACCTGAAAACCGGGACTATATAAAAATTCTTGAGGACAAAAAGAATGCGGCAATTCAAAATGCCTTGACTCATAAAAATTCAAACCCTGCTCACGAGGCTGTTGCTGCGGCAAACAAAGTATTTCTCGATGCTGTAAATGACGATCATAAGGAACAAGCAGCGATACGGAAGCATGCTGAAGAAGCTGGTGTGCTGGATGCAAATACCAAGTACACCGTTGATGCATCAGTAAAAAATGCTTCCATAAAGGCATCACAAGACGCAACCAAGGAGTCACTGAAGACAATGCGTGCTACGTTGGAAAAGCAAACTACGCGTGATATTGCCGAAAGTGATAAGTTGCGTACCGCCTTAGATGCTGCTACCAAAAACGATTCTCCCGATATTGATGTCAAAAAAATTGCCTGGGATAATTTCGAAAATGGTATGACCGCGGACCAAGCCACTCGGAAGGCAATGCAGGTGAAAAACATTCTTGACACGGATGCCAAAGACATAACGGCGGTTCCCGAAGATAAAAAAATTGCCGCATTGTGGTGGATAGGAAAAGTAAATCCCTCAACAGGAATGGTATACACGGAGGAAAAAATTCTCGAATTGTTAAGAGAGGCACAGCAAAAAAATATTGATATGATTACCTATCCCAAAAATGTTCTTGGGCAAAATCTGAAATGATAGGAACCGTTGAAGAACTGCTTGGATTATCTTCCCCTTCCCCCGAAACTGACAATGAGGGGTCTGTCGAAACTATTCTGGGATTGAATAGTCAGTCCCCGCCTTCCTATAATCAATCGCCGGAAATGTTTGATCTCGACACTCTTGTCATGAAACATTCGGAAGAAAATGGCGTTGATCCCGAACTTGTCAAGGCGGTCATAGGTCAAGAATCGGCCGGCAATCCTTCCGCGGTGTCTCCAAAGGGAGCCTCGGGACTCATGCAGATCATGCCAGGAACAGGGCGGTCTATTGCCAGCAAACTCGGTGACACTTTCGATGAGCAAAAACTTCACGAGCCAGATACCAATATTCGTTACGGGACTACTCTTCTTTCAGAACTATTGAAAAAATATAACGGCAGTATTCCTCTTGTCCTTGCTGATTATCACGGTGGACCAAGTGCGGTCCTTCCCGATGGAACGATAAATCCCAAAAGCAATGACGGCAGGGTATTCACCACTGATTATGTCGCTCAGGTTATGGGTCGAATGGGAAATACAACCCTTCCTGCGTTGTCGGTTAGTGGTATATCTGAATCCTCTGCCGGATCTGTCGAGGAACTTCTTGGTCTTGGGGAACCACAGCCTTCCGGGATTAAAGAGAATGTCGAATTTGCACAACCTGAACCACTACTCGAGATTGGCATTATCGAAAAGGGTAAACTCGTCCTGGGAAAGATCATCGACGAATCCGCCAAGGGGTTCTTGAATTTCGCAGAATTGGCTCGTCGGGCATCCGGAATGACGTACCTTGATCCGGAGAGGGAAAAACAGTATCGCAAAGATTTTGCCGAACTTCTGGTAGACATCGACGAAAACACGACCAAGGAGCAACAACGGCAGATCGACGATATGGGATTGGCTGGAAAGTTGGCAATCGAAGGCGGGGCTCTCCTGACGCAGATACCAATTTTTGAACTTGCCGGTGGTGGTGGTATTGCTGCGGTGAAAGGTCTTCTTTCGAAGATACCTCTCAAATCCCTGACCAAAATTCTCCCGGCACTCGAAAAGGTCAATCCGAGCGTGTATAAGACCGCCATAGAGGCCCTTGGCGACATGACAGGATTCGGGGCACTTGGGGCCGGGGAAGCCGCGGTGACGGGTCAGAACATGGGTCAGGCTGCGTTGAGAAACGCTGCAATGGTTGGTCCAGCGAAGATACTTGGACCGGTGGCCAGCGCCTTGACCAAGGAAGCGGCACCGATCATTCAGAAGGTAGCACAGGTAGCAAGCGGGGCGGCAGGGTTCGCCGGCGGCACTGCTGCTGCAGGCGGGACACCGGAAGAAATTCTATCTGGGGCAATCTTGGGCGCGGGAATGGGGGCTCTTGCAAAGCGTCAAAAGCCAGACCTTCTCGAAACGGCATTGGCAGGTGAGGCTGCAAAAGGTGGGGTCAAAACACCCCAACCGGAATCGGACATCCTCAAGAACGCTCCGGATAAGGCGATTGAGATGCCGAAGGAAAATATCGACCTCACGACCGGCATTCAGAACTCCAATACGATTCGCCCGAAGGTTGAAGCGGCCGGGAAGGACCCATCAAAAGACGTTCTGATATTCGACATAGACGACTTCAAGGCCGTAAACGATACCTATGGTCATGACGAGGGAGATAATGTTCTTCGCGGTGTCGGATCATCCGTTCAAGCACATTTCCCTGATGCAGAATTCGGAAGAATTGGAGGGGAAGAATTCGCCGTTATTCTCAATAAGGGGCAGCATGAACAGGCCAAAGAATTTCTTAACTCACTTCCTGACGAAGTAAAAGTAAAGGGTGCTTCCATTACCGTTTCCGGCGGAATAGGAGACAACTTAAAACAGGCTGATGATGCGCTTAACCAGATGAAGCGTACCGGGAAAAACCAAATAAGTGTTGACAATGGTGCTTCCGCGCCTTATACTATACAAGGGAAACAAGTAGGGGACAAGCCGTATGTTACAGATACCGACCTCAGACAAATCGAACAACGGGCACGGCGACTCCTCGCAACAGGCAAGGTACAGACACCCGAGGACCGGAGCGCCCTTGAACGAGCCATACAAGCCGTCAACGGAATCCGTAGTGACATACAGGGGAAGCCCCGTACAGATTTACCCGGAGCGGAAGACCTCTCCCTACAAGGAAAAGGTCCTGGCCGCGGAGAGGGAATTCCAGAAGAAGCAAACAAAGAGCTTCAAGCCATCAATGCCCCGGCAGACGAGTACTTACCCTCCAAATTAGACAATTATCTTCTCGACAAAACTCACGAAGAAGTTACCTCACTTCTCGAACCTGCCAATGCTGTCACCGGAAAACACGCTGTAGAAATGAAGGACATCCCTGAGTACGCTCGTCCGTTTGTTATTGAACAACGGGTAGGCAACCACGCAAACGACCTGAATGCTCAAAGAGAAAAAGATATTGAAAGCCTTCAGTCTGATATTGAACAGAATTTGAAACTTTACGAAGCGGCAAACTATCTCAAAAACAATCCTATGAAAAAAGAGTCTCTTGCGCAAGCGGGAGATAAGAATTTCGCACAAGACTTAGGAAGGTTTTCTTCTCCGACAGGAAAAAATGTTGACGAAATGAGGAAGAGGTTTGTTTCAAGATACGAGAAAACGCTTTCCGACTTAGGAACATCGGCTGATAAAATGCAGACTCCTTCTGAATTTTTGGAATTTATCAGGACGCTTCCTACAGAAAAGACGATAAACGAGCAAAGAAGCGTGCTAAAAAATCTTACAAAAGACAGCAAAGACATCGACTCCCAGGTCAGCGATTACCGGAAAAGCCTTGAAGCGGAAGCGGCTGCTGCGGTTCCTGCAAAGAAGCCTATCGATTTCACCCAAGCAGAAATGGCCGGTCTCGAAGATCCCCATAGCGTAACGCAGAAGGCTATAGAAACCGAGAAGGCGTTCCGTGAGCAACAGGCAAAGGCCGCGGGGGCCGGGACAGAGGGGACGCCGTTGTTTGAGAAGGAGCAGCAAGCGAGTGAACAGACAAGTCTTTTTGCGCGCGGTGCCTCGGTCGGTGACTATGCAAACCGCAATGATCCTACGCCTCCATTGGTAGAGACTCCCGAGCTTGTCGAGATGGCTGGCAAGCTGGCGAATGGAGAATCTCCAAAGGTCTTGGAAAAACTTCGTGCTGCCGGCGGACAGGCGCGCGGAACGGCAAGCGGGAGAAATATAAAACTACGCGCAGACCTTGGCAAAGACCCTGAACAGCTCGCAAAGACCTTGGCACATGAAATAGGACACGTCGCACAGCACGTCACCGGGAAGATCGGAACTCTATTCAAATATCTGAAGGCAACGCTTTTTGTTGAACCGGTGAATATCGACGAAAACTTCAAACTGTCCGGCGGACTCATTTCTCAGCGCGATGTCAAGAATGAATTGAAGGCCGTGTCTGCCGAATGGCGACCATGGGATGAGTCTATTGCAGGTTTCAAGGAAAAGAAATACCGGAACTCCTACGACGAACTGCATGCCGATGCCTTCTCGGTTCTCATGAATGAGCCGGAACTTCTTAAGCAGAAGGCTCCACATTTCTACGAATTACTGATGAGTCACATTGACAAGAATCCAGAAGTCAAGGGTATCTACGACGAACTGACGAACAGAACTCAACAGGGGCAAGATGCTGTTCTTGCAAATAGGCAGGAAAGAATATTCTCTGGTTACGAGGAGAAGGAAACGCAAAGAAAGTCGGAAGCCGTAAAGAAAGATGCCGAAATAAAAGCAAAGAAAACAGGTTTGGCGCGAGGAGTATACCGTTCTCTTATTGAAAAATACGACATCATCGAACATGCCGTAAATGCTGCAAAGAAAATGGGTATTGAAATAACGGATGATCGAAACCCTTTTCTCGGTGCTCGAAGCCAGAAGTATGTTTCCGGTCAGCAACACGTATATCAACAGGGCGCATTGGAAGCAGAGAGTAAAGCAAAGATCAAAGGTGCTGACGATTGGAATAATAATTCGGTGCGAAAGTATATCGGCGCATTCATGCAGATGAAGCAACAGGCTGGCCGATTGTCAGACAAGATGGCTCCGCAAGGAATTCAGGGGAAGTTCGCTCAAGAACAACTCGACTATATGCGGAAGGATCTTGGAAAAGAACGTTCGGGGAAAATTGAAGAGGCGGTCAATGCTTATTTTGATCTACGGAAAAAAGAAATAATCCCCGTTCTTACAGAGGGTGCATATCCTGACACCTTCTCACCCGAACTCACCAAAACAATCAAGGAAAATACGGAATATTCCCGCCGTGAAATCGTGAAAGACTTCGAAGAAAAGTATGGATCAAATGCTTCTGCATCTTTACTCGGTATGAAATCAGTCAAGGGAACACTTCGGGCTATTGGAAACCCCTTTGTCGAAACTGTCGTTTATGACTCTGGACTCCTTCGCGCAAAGGCAAAAAGCGATTTCGTCCGGTCCACCGTTGAACTTTTCAGGGACAACCAGGGAAAGGAAAATATTGTATCCCATATCAAGGTCGAGCCGGCAGAAACCGAAAATCTAAAAGGGATCATTCGCTTCAAGCATGTCGATGGCGAAATGAAAACCGTTTACTATCTCAAGGATGGAGAACTCCAAGGATACAATGTAAGCAAAGAACTTGCTGATCTTCTTAACACCGATCTTCCGCACGCTGACGGTATCCTGGGGTTCTTGCGTTCTGTAGGTGATATTCAAAGGGCTGTATTTGTAAAGTATTCATTACCTTTCCTTTTAAGAAATCCTTTCAGGGATATTGCCGGATCAATAAAAAACATTCCTCAGTACGGGGTTGTTTCCGGACCTTTCCGAACATTACAGTATGCCTTCAAAACTTTTCCCGAAGTATGGAATTATGTTCAGACAGGAAAAATGTCTTCGGGATTGGCAGATGCTTTCCGGGAAGGCGCTATCCCGATTCAACGTAATTTTGAAAGTGAAAAAATACTTGAGGGGAAAGATGAACTTGAAAGGCAGATTGCCACTTTTGAGGGAAAACCGAACGAATACAAAGAGTGGCATAATCGCGTTTTGGAAAAGGTAAGTTCTTTCTTTGAAGCGTTTGGGCAACTTGAGGAAAAGTCCCGCAAGTACGCGGATTATACTTTCATCAAAGAAAAGCATCCTGAAATATCCAAAGAGGCCCGCGCACAACTTATTCGCACACAGTCCGGAACTCCTGACGTGTTTGCTGGCGGAACATCGAAACCTTTGACGAATCAACTTTTTATATTTTCGAGCGTGAATATGCAGGGCCAACGTGCGGCTTGGGATGCATTCAAGACGGACCCGAAGCGGTATTTGCTGAAACTGGCTCTTTATGATATTGCTCCCAAAGCGTTCATGTACGCTGCTGGCGCAGGCGGGGCGGCATGGTTGGCCCATAATCTGGGTATCAATGATGCGGCCGCAAAGTGGCTGGAAGACGCCTACAAAATGATTCCAAGCCATCACAAAGCAAAGTATTACTGCATACCTCTTCCAATGAGGACAGAATCGGGGCAGCAGGTTTATTTCAGTATACCCTCCGATTATTCCGGCCAACTTATCGGAGCGACATTATGGCGCATGGTACATGCGGGAGAACCAAAGGGAACACAGAACTTAGCAAAGGAATTACTTTCCGTTTCTCCCTTGGGGACCGCTTCCCTCCAACCGACAGTTGAACTTGCCGCGGGATACGCTCAGTATCTTACTCAGGGAAATATCTATGATTCCTTTACTGGCGGAATGGTTATTCCTCAAGATGTGGTCGGTGCCGGTCCCGTAAGAGAATTACCATTGGTGGCAAAGTGGACTTATGACCAGGTTGGCGGTTCAACAGTATGGAAGATGCCGGACAACTTTGATTTTAGGGCCAAAGGCGCACTTGAAAACGCTTTTGGGATACCAATGGTGGGACCAGCACTCGGGGCATTCTTAAAAGTTTCCGATCGTGGAATAAGCGAGGAAATCAAGAATGAGCGTCTCAAGGCCCAGAATGAACAGAAAAATATCTCACTTGACGTAAAAGACGTTATAACAAACAATATTCAAGAGAAGGGTATCACAACTGAACTGCATCCTCTTTTTCAAGAAGCAAAGGCGGCCGGGTATTCCGGAAGGTTCGGTGTATTCAAAACAAAATACCGGGAACTCGCCATAAAGAAACTTGGGGATCAGGAAACAAAAGAAATTGCCGCCGCTACTTCTTTGAAAGAGCGCGCGGCCGCAATAAATAAAATCCTCGATAACAAAAAACTTACCGGAACTGAAAGAGCAAAAGAAAAAAGGCGGTTGTCAAAAAAGACAAATCTTTTCAAGGCTATTTTGAGAGAACAGGTTGAAGATTGAGAAGAAGAGGAAAAAATAGTGTCAACTTTCATTTTAAAAATCAAGACAGACAATCAGGTAATTGGAATACTTTTGGAGATGAGGAAGTAATATGAAAATCGTACGCATAACTGATAGCATTGGCTGGTCAGCTACGACCGGCTATTGGCCGTGGGTTCAGGAGGACTTGATACAAATACCGGGCGTAAGGGTGATTGACAATATTCAAAATGGCCAGAGCTACGATAACAGCACCAACCTCCTGGCCGTACTCCCCGCCGCACTTGCCGCATTCGGAATCACTGAAGGAGATATTGCTGTACTTGATTGCGGCCTACATGACATTGAAAACACCGCCGGCGTATGCGCCACTTCTAAACCGCTTTTTGCTTCAAACCTCACTGCAGTATTCACGCTCATTGCAGGGGCGATCGGTCCTACAGGTAAAATGTTCTGGTGTACTATAACCAGTGTCGACGAAACGTATACCACAATCGCCGACCCGAAAAGGTTTGAGGCCGATGTCATCGACTATAATGCCATCGCGACACCTATCGCACTATCGTTTGGAGCGACCATCGTTGATACGTATACGGCGGGGCTCGGCACGAATAAAGCGCCGGACGGCACGCATCAGGATGAGGCGGGGCGCGAAGTGCTGGCCCGTGCGGTTTGTTCTGCAATCCGAACTTATCTCGGCAGCACGGAATCATACGCTCCATTTGTCAAATACGGCAATTCAACCAAAAGATACAGGGTTAAACTGCCGCAGGAAAATATCCATCTTTCCACGGAAAACAGTCCGTTAATTATCAACGAAACCGGTCTTTCAACGCTGTTTACAAATGCTGCTTTTTCCGATGGTCGAGATATAGTGGCGACATCGGGAGCATCAAAATTGCCAATTGCAAAATCGGTATTCGACACGACGAATAAAAAGTTATCATTTGCAATCGCACAGTCAAAAAGGTCTTTAATTCGAAATGATCAACTTTACCTGCAATGCGGTGATGCTGCCGTAAACGAATCGAGCGACACGTCGGTTTTTTCTAAAAAGGACATTGTTAACAAGCTCTGCGACATTGAAAGTTCAATGCTCGGATATTTTCCTTTGCTTGGCAATTCGACCGATTATTCCGCGTATGTGGACCACGGCACTCCGTCGGGCGGATGTGCCAATGCGGCCAATGGCAGGGGAAAGGTTTTCGACGGTATCAACGGGATGATTACCCTGACAAAAGGGACATCCTATCAAAATTTGACGGCATTTTCAATTGAAGTGGTTTTCACTCCGACAGCAGTGTCGGGATCGTCGGGATTACAGGGACTATTTACAAAATGCTACGGTGAGTATGCGCACGGTTTTTTCCTGTCGTTGTATAACAACCGCCTGCATTTTGGCGGATATAATGCAGCGCTGGAGATTTTTCCTTCAATTTACTCTGCCGTGGGTTCCATTATAAACGGTTTTCGCCATGTCATGACCGCGACATATGATGGTACAACGGTAAATCTGTATCTTGACGGTTGCAATGTCGGATCGGCAATCAGTACTGTTGATACAGCGCAAGAAATACCGGCAATTTTCGGGAGACAATATTACGATAACAATAATTATTATTTTGCGGGGACAATCCACAGCATATGCACATGGAACGTATGCAAAACCCCGGCGCAGGTAGCGCAGTTGACGAACCATGAATTTGCCTATCATGCGGGAAAATATCTCAATTATTTCCCCATGCTTAATCTGCACAATTACTCGGGTGCTTCCGACGATCTTGGCAATACCGGAAGCGCGGTCCTAAATTCAAGCAAAAAGGGATATGATTTCACGGCAGCATCAAAAATGTACATGACAACCACGCTCACCACGCCGTATCAGAACATTTCGGGAATGACCATGTATGCGATAATCACCCCTGCCAGTGACCCGGCGAATTACGGTGGTGTGCTGTCAAAATTATATAATTTCGATCCGCAGAGAGGTTGGGCAATATGCGTTTACAATGGCGGCAAGGTGATGGCAAGGGTACAGAAATCCGATTTGAGTGGGACGCACGATTTGCTATCTGCCGGTGGAGTGATAACGCCAGGCACAAAATACCTTCTTGCATTGACGCATGACGGGGCAAAGACGAAACTAATTCTGGACGGAATAGTGCAGGACAGTTACGCGATGACTCTCGATAGCGCACAAGAGATCGCGATAACAATAGGACGATTTTTTACAAATGCTGATAATTACTATTTCGACGGAACGATCCATGAATGGGGCGCGGTGAACTACGCCATGAGTGAGGCTGAGTTAAAAACTATATGGGATGAACAGACGGCGATTAGTCAAGCAGAACAATCAAGTGGGGCCAGCGGGGCAGCTATAACATCTTCAATTATTGGTTCGGGAGTGATGGGAATGTTTTATTGTTTTAGGAAAAAGAAATAATAACTTTAAAGAAAGGAGATTTTATGGGTGCGTCTTCAGCAACGGAAAGCAATCTGCCGTCATCGAGAATTTTGGAAATAATGCGTCCTCCGGAGAAAACAATTCTCATGAGTGACGGATTGTTTTCTGATGGGGTATATGTTCCCGCCGGAATCTGCAATGGTGCTGAACAGGACCCGACAGGAACGGACGGTTTACTGTTGAATGTTCATCCTATAGGAAACGCTTCCGGGGTGAACTATTTAATGCCGTTGTTTGCGAGCGGTAGAAATTTCTGTCGTTTTGACAAGGTTATTTTTTCCGGCTCAACGGTTACAATGTCGAAGATAACTATTTTTCAGGAATAGAGGTATAAAACAGGGGGTGACTATGCGTTTTTATTCTCCGAAACATTTCGTCCCGCAGGAGTTTTTGCCTCCTGGCCTATTTCGTGATCGCGGTGAATCCGCTCTCCTTGTCATGGACGCACGCATTCTCTGGACGCTGGACGCGCTACGGGAGTCGTTCGGTGCGCCGATCACGGCAAATAACTGGCAGACGGGCGGCGCATTCGAGCAGCGCGGCTTCCGGGACGATCCGAATACCGGCGCTCCGCTTTCTCAGCATCGCTTCGGCCGGGCCTGCGATTTTGACATCAAAGGCATCACGGCGGAACAATTCCGGGAAATGGTACGCGCCGGAAAACTCACCACGGAATTACAATATATCGCCCGGATCGAGGACGGAGTTTCATGGTGTCATATTGACTGCGCTTCCGTTCCGGGAACAGAAATCCTCTTCTTTCACGCATAGGAGGCCTCAGATGGCAAGCATACTCGATGTCGTCGGTAATGTTGTGCAGCAGGGTGTCGCCGGTCTCCTGGGGGCAGCGGGAGGACTGGCCAGGGATTTGAGAACCGCTTTCACCGGGACCGCGCCTCTTACCGAGGAAATGCGTATTAAAATGATTGACCAGGCCAATGCGCTGGAGAAAGCAGCGTCCGATTTGCAGACGCAGATGGTCACCGGGCAGATCGACCTCAACAAGCTCGACGCGCAGAGCGGATCCCTTTTTCGCGCTGGCTGGCGTCCGTTTGTAGGATGGGTATGCGCCGCGGGGCTGGCGTATGAGTATCTCCTGCAGCCGTTCCTTGCCTGGGGATCTGCGATTTGGGTAATTCCGGTCCCGCCGCACCTCGACATGTCAACACTCATGCCGCTACTGCTCGGACTCCTGGGAATCGCCGGGATGAGGACTATGGAAAAAATCAAAGGCGTGGGATAATACAATTTCTGAGGTGCTGGCATGGGGCGGCGCTGCGGCCGCCCTTTTCACTTTAAAACCCTTATTTTAACCTTACATGTCGCCTTACGTTTGGCCAACGGTTGCTGGCCGTTTAGACCGCATACTTACCCGCGAAGGCTGGCAACCTTGGCCTGTTGGCTGTCTGTGGTTGCCGCTTCCTTGACTTGCGCAATGAGATGCTTCCCAATCCACTCTGTATAGGCGGGCGGGATCGCTTGCGACAGCTCTGTGCCAGCCATCCAGTCGATACCCATAGCCTCGCGCCGTGCCTGAACCGGGAAGTCTTGGGTGTTTGTTGTGCGCCTACGATCTCGGCCATGACCACCATACACACCTATTACTCGCGGCTCTTGGCCATGTTGACAAGCAGGACGTAGGAGAATGGGAAAACTCGTTTCGAAGAGACGATGCCTGCGAAGTTCCGCGCCGCGAGTCTTCAACCCGAACATGGTGCCGCACATAGTAATTGGGTTGCGCAATGGCGCACCTACCACGTTTTCTATCACCCACGGCTTCCCGGTTTCTACCAATAGCCGGCGCGTAGGCTCTATGAGCGAGAGATGCTGCTTGGAATTCCACATCTGGTTGAGGCTACAGTGGGCCTGGCACGGAGGGCTTGCGTGTATGGCGTCGTATTCGAGGCCAAACCTTTGCAGAAACTCCAGTGCATCGCCGCACGTAAACTCTCCGCGATAGTGAGGCTGCTGCTTGATGTCGACGCCATGCACGTCAAATCCCGCCCGCTCGTAGCCGGTTGAACAGCCACCAGCCCCACAGAATAGATCGAGTAGTCTTGGTTTTCTCATTGCGCTATAATTCTCCAAAGGCAACCATTGCAGCCAACGTTCGCCGCACCGCTTGAAGTGCGGTACTACTGCATATTACTCAAGCCGCATTTCAAGCTGCGGCTGTTGTTTGTCTGTTGCGCCGGACTCCTTAAAAATTGCGCCCGGCTCGAAAAGACTCGTCTTTGCGGCTGCCTCTTGAATGCGTCGCTTACTCACGGCCACGTATTGCGCGGCTTGCTCGATGCATATAAAATTGCGACCAAGCTCAATGCACGCTACCGCTGTTGTGCTGCTGCCCGCGAACGGATCGAGCACCAGATCGCCGGGTAATGTGTGCAGCTCGATGAAGCGCCGAACGAGCGCAAGAGGCTTCTCGTTTGGATGTTCGCGGTCTCGCGGCGGAGACATAGAAATGATATTCCTTTGCGTTGTCTTTTCATCTGCCCAGCGCAGGCGGCCCCCCGCTCGGTGAGCGACCATGATCATTTCGTGCTGCCGCCTATACCGCCAGCCAAGGCCAGGATTGCACTTATCCCAGATAACGCTGTGAAAGAACGACAGGCCGCCTTCATCCATGCGCTGGGCAACCCACGCAAAGGTGGGCTTTGGGCCGCCGCCGCCGCAGCAGCAGCAGCAGCAGCAGTCGCTTTTTAGGAGCCGCGCAGCATGTGTAAGCATGCCAGAAACCACACGGCGCATACTCTCGCAATCATCGTTGCCGATTGGTTTATTCTCAATGCCGCGATGGTTGTTCAACCTTTCGTTCCAGTCGCCGTCGTGGTTTCCGTGGCCGTATGGTGGATCGGTGAAAATCATGTCGACGCATTCTCCCGGCAGCCGCGCCATAACCTCTAAGCAATCGCCGTGAGTTACGGTGTTGAGATAAGGCTGAATTTCGGGCGCAACTATCATAACGCTCTCCGGCGCAATTGCAAACAACGGTTCGCCGCAAGCACGATGCGCGGCCTTATACACTCAAACGTCCTTGATTGCCGCGTTTTGTGCTGCGGCTGTTAGAGGCTGTACGCCGGATTCCATAGTGTCCAACGCCGCCTATTTGAACTTAGTTAAGAACGACGAATAATCTGCATACCATTCAACATTCGGAAGGCAATGAAAAACGTTCTCGCGGGGGCCGACAACGATGACTCGCCTATCAGATGAAAGGGCAATGCCAAATTCGACATGGCGGCCACCCCTGCTACTTGTAGAGCGCGGCGCTTCAGTAAAAGAAATAACCGTATCGGAAGCGACCAGATCACTTAAGTCCTCTGTCGCAAACGCCGCTTTCCCTTCTACTGACAATCCATCGTCGCTTATCTGATGGCCGCCATTGATCCACCTGGACGTGACTGAATGACCCAAAGCTTCAAGGTCGGCCCGAACCTTCTGCATTTCACTGAATCTTGAATACCGTGCAGCTAAATATATTAACATAACTTTCCTTTCTTGGCGGCGTAATTACAAATAAGACTCCGGCGTATGGCCTCTAACGGTATAGTATGGCGACGTTTAAATGTTGCCATACGGTTGTTGTTTTTATGTTTTGGGCGACTCCATATTATTCTGACCGCCCTGAAATGATAATTGTTTAAACCCGGTCTGCTCCAGCTTTTCAAAAAACGTCTGCTGCTTAGCATGATCGTAAACATACGGCAGGAACACCTCTAAAAACTGTACCTGTTGTAGCTCGACAAGGCTAAGCTGTATGTCAACCCAATCGGCAAGCAGTTTCCATGCAGTCCGCTCAGCCTGCTCCTTGATGTGTTGAAGTGTGCCAGGGCGCGGACGCTTAATTTCAGAACGCAGTTGCTTTTCAACATTGCTGACACGGGCAGGAAGTTTGAAAGGAAGCTGCTTGCCGTTCGCGTCGAGAATAAACGCAACCCCCGTAAGAGACTTGTTTTCGTACAGTTTTAGTATATTCATAGCACCATGTGACACTAACCTGTCCTCGATATGCTGGACAGACCGGGAAGCTGCGACCGTAGAAGTGTAATTTTTAACCATAAAACTTTCTTGTTAAGTGGGCGGGCCTATAATAACGCTCTCGCCCCAAATTGAAAACAACGTGCGCCGCACGCACGAAGTAGCTACGCGGGTTTTTTTACGGTACAGGTATCACACAGCTCGAAGCAAATATCAAACACGCACTTGGCATACCCTTGCTTGCACGGACGCGTAGATATTTTGTGCTGCGGCTGTTGGTTGTCTGTGGGCTGAGTACCACATTCTTCCAGTGCGGCATCATCCGGGTATATCGGACAAGGCGATACCGGTTTATATTTGCAAACAAGTTTGTGAGAACAATTACCGCAACTCATGCCGCACCTCCAATAAATTTAAGAAGCCCATTGCAAACGTGTGCGCAACCGCATGCTGGTTGCTATGACTGCATATTTACTTACGCAACTAGCATGCTTGCGCTGTTGCATGTTGATTTGGCAGCTTCCGCATTATTCTCGCGCCGCATGCCTTTGTGTTCTTCGTCTTTTTCCAGCGTCTTTTTCAAACCAAAATTACCCTGAGTATGAAAACAGACCACACCTTCGGCTTTCATAAAGCCTGGTGCGGCAACACTTCCTTCTGCCCGCAACCTCGAAACACATTCTTCAACTCGCGCTGTATCAAATATGCCCTCGTAAAGCACTGGCACAACATGGCAGCACGCGGGCCGAATGGCATCGTCAAACCATCGAGAAGTGTTGAACAAGGAAAACCGCTTTTCTTTTAAACCGTAACCGCGTTGAATACCGCTTCCCCACCATTCGCCAAAATGCCGACCGGCTCCGAGCTTGAGAAGGTCTTCTTTGTGTTCAAGTGCCCACAAGAAAAATCCGTGATTATCGCCCGTTTGCCCGTTAAGCCAGCGAGTACGACTACCGACTAAAAATTCTCCGTCTTCGCCTATGCAAATCTGGCCGTTCGTTCCGTCAATTTTTTCCGTGATGATACACTGGCGGGACACTCGATAAATCTTTGGAAACTCAATAAATTCTTGCACTGTCTTTTTCCTTTCCTGCGGCGCGCTCTAATTTCAGAGCTGCCAAATTTGCATGCAACGTTCGCGCAATGTATGCTGGTTGCGCCTATTAAAAACATAGTCCTAAATGTCAAGCGCAACTTGCATACTTGCGCTGTTGGGCGATGTATGGCAAATTACCGCATTATTCTTCGCGCCCGTTCCGAATAAGTTTTGTTGAGCGGTTGCCTCTTCAATTCGCCTTAACGATAGTGCGTAATATTCCTCGTCAATTTCGATTCCAAAAAATCTTCGTTCTGTTTCTAAACAAGCAATTGCTGTGGTGCCACTACCAGAAAAAGGATCAAAAACCAAATCGTTTACATAAGACAACCTACGAATTAGATACTTAATCAAGTTTAACGGTTTAGGGCAAGGATGGTTTTTGACAATAGCGTCTCGCATAAAACCGACTCCCGCGCCACCTGTAACCTTGATAACATCTGATTTTAACAATCCATTTACCGAACCAAATCCAGCAATGTCTTTTCCATACATTAAAATAGGGAACCATTGAGTAAATCCAAACATGCCATGGCTTCCGGTTGTATCCCAAACACAAGCCATAATCCAATCTGGTTGCGGGTAAAGATGCATTGGCGTTATTCCACATGTTACCGCAACAAGATTTGATATTCGCAACGCTTCCGGCATAAATCCTGCAATAAGATCACAAAGATTTTCTTTTGTATCAACATACGAATTATACCCATAATTAAGACCATACGGAGGATCGGTTAGAATTAGATTTACGCTTTTGTCCGGCAACCGCTTCATAATTTCAAGGCTGTTGCCTTTTATGATTTGGTTTTCGGGCGCGACTATAAATTCAAGATTTGCCATATTTCGCCCAACGGGTTGCCGCACGCCAGAAGTTACGACGGCGTATAAAGTGAACAACCCCGACAAACGCCATTGCATAAACTGGAACCGTACACACCGCAAGTATCGGAAAGAGTCGTAATTTTGGGCTGCGGCTGTTGCTTGCTGTAAACTGGCCCTTCCTTAGTTTCCAGCGCGCCGATTCTTCTTTATTTTCAGGATGTAGCCGCCCACCATAGTGCCGCTTTCCTGAAACTCACCCGAATCGATTTCTACAATTTCAGCGCTGAGTGAACCCAGCCATTCTGCAAACGCTTTTTCTTTTTTGTTGCCGGACAGTGTCCAATGCTTCGAGCTGATGGACACCAAAACACCGCCCGGACTGAGACAGTCAAACATGTGCCGAATATGATCGCTGTCCTGATTTTTCGCGAATGGTGGATTTGCGACAATGCGATCATATTCCGACAGCGGTTCGGCTTCCAAAAAATCAGGTCCGATAAAATTGACCTCTGGTATTTTAAACAAAAAGCTACGGTTGATATCCATAAGTTCAAAACAATCCACGGTTCCGCCGGGATGGCGACGTTGAATTGCCTGCACGATAGCACCCTGGCCCGCGCTCGGTTCGAGCACGGAGTTGCCCGGCTGAATTTCCGCCATCTCGACCAACTTGTCGGCGAGCGCGGCGGGCGTTGCGAAAAACTGGTATTCTTTTTTGAGGTTGCGGCGCTGGCCCGTGACGATTTGTGCAAGAAGTTCGGTTGGATCACTCTGAAAAACGAATCCAGCCACCTTGCCGCCCTTCCATTTCCCGCCGATAAGCTGCAAAGCTTTCGCCACTTCGAGATATAGGTTACGTTCCAGCTGCTGTGGCGGCAACTTAACCACGTTTCCCTCAACGATGCACTGGCTGAGAATATCTTCTTTTTTCATTTCGTTTTTGCCTTTCTCGGCGCGCCTTCAAATTAAAGGGGCCAGTTTATTGCAAGCAACGTCCGAGCAATGGTGACGTGCTGTACTCAGCATGTAGGCTTTGCGCCACCATTGGCCTGTTGTACGAAGTTTGGCGGGCTTTCAATCGTCTTCAGCCGCCGACAGTTTTTTAAGCCGCTGGACAAGATGAAGGGCAAGCATCATATAATCCTTCACCTGTGTTTCGGTCGGCTTTTCGTCATCGTAAGAACGAATACCTTCAAGTGTATCACATCCCGAACATGACCCATAATAAGTATGTGTTACCAAGTAATCGTCAACGGACGGCTGATACGTTTCCTCGGGAATAAGAAAAATCTGCGTACCTTGATAATGTCCGTTGTTGATTACGGTCATGTTCGAGATGTTATAATCAGAAATAACGAGTTCAAATATGGCTTTGACTATCGCGGTGTAGCTCTCGGGGTGAGCCGACCGAAACCGTTCTTCCAGCTTGCCCTTGTTCGCGTCCCACTGAGTAATAATCTCTTTTATCATCGAATGCTCCTTTTCTCGGCGGCCTACAATTCAAGAGACCGCCAAATTTTGTACAACGCTATGCGCAACGGGTGCTGTGTTTCATGGCGTCACTTGCTTTGTTGTGGGATGTAAACCGGCGCTCCCCTTGTTAGCGCGCAATCTCTTCAACGACTTGAGATAATTAGACACCGCACAATCCATGCACAAGCCATTTTGACACGTACCTTTCTTACCGCACCGAGGGCACTTTTTATCCATGTTAATTTCGATAGTGATTGGTTCCATTGCGCGCCTCCCTATATGGTCGCCGGTTTATTTCCCACAACGGTTCGGCCAATGTATGCTGGCTTTGCCTATAATCACAATTCCAAAGCCACCTGCAAAGCTGGCATACTTGGCCTGTTATATGCTGTTTGTAAACCTTCCATAGTGTCCTGCGCTGGGCTTTCCTCGCCCAGGACGGGCGATTCTTCAAGCTTCATAAAGCACACCCAATGCGTAGTATTCTTTGAGTTTGTTGGGTGCCCGAACAGCGGCATTATTGGAAATAGACCAAAAAGCTCCTTCAATTTTATTTCTGTTTCATTCCATTTAAAAATGAGAACCCCATCTTTTTTCAAAACACGGTAACATTCAGAAAAGCCACGCTTCAAATCATCCCGCCAAGTAACACGGTCGAGTCTGCCGTAATAGCGCCGGAACTTACTCGTGTCGCCAAGGGTTGCCATGTGTGGCGGGTCAAAAACGACAAGCGCAAATGTTTCATCTGGGAAATGCAGTTCTCTAAAATCCATAACAACATCCGGCAATACGCAATGATTCGGTCTGTATTTATCATGCCCTTTTTCAGCAACACGGCAATCAACATAGAGCGTGTTCTTGTTGCGCTTGTCGAACCACATCCAACGGCCACCACAACACGCGTCCAGTATTTTCTTCGGCGCACGATGCGCCGTGTCTTGCCCCGCGCCTATAATTTCAGAATTTGCCATATTGCACCTAACGGTTCGGCGCACGCTTGCTGTTTGCTTCAAATTGCAAGCTGCGCCTGTTGTGCGATGGCCTGCCGATTTTCCACAGCTTTTAGCCGCCGCTTGAAATTCTTGCATGTCCAGAACCCTTCCCGCAGTGAACCCCATCCGAAGTCCTTTTCCGGCACGCTCGGGTGGTGGCAATGGCAATGCGGGATACCACCATCGCCAAGTTTGAAAAGATCGCCGCGATATTCACAACTGCAACATGGATTTTTCATTTTGTCTTCCTCTTGCGGCGGCCTACAAATTCCAAGAATCGGCAGGCTTTCGCACAACTGTCAGTATGACGCGGATGGAGGGCATTTACTCTGTTACCACTTCGTCACCCATGGTAAGCGGGACGGCCTCTTCTGTGATTTCATTTTCGGAAACAATTTCGTCGTTGTCTTGGCGCCGAACGATTATTTTTCTGTCCTCCCAATTAAAAACCTCCCAACACGGAACTTTCTCCGGCTTACCTTTTTTCAGTTCATTGAGCGCCGATTCGTATTCATCGCTTGGCCCCTTGGCGGAATCCTTGAGTTTTTTGATTGCCGATTCGAGGATATCGACCTTTTTTCCGGACTCAAAAATGGTAGTGAGCAATTCTTCCCGGCGCTTATCCTTTGCCGTGAAAGGGACGAAACATTCCCGATCTGCAGGCCTGCGTGTGACCTTCGGAGTAATGTTTTTAGTCTCTGATTTTTTCATAGCTTTTAATAACTCCTGACGGGTTAATATTCGGCAACGGTTAAAAGTGCAACTCTGTTTCGACGTCATCGATGGTCACAACCGTGCGCGGCATCTCGGAATAGAATTTCACCACATGCGCGTCGTATACCTGGGAATCGTCCCTGAAAGCGATCTGGTTCAATGAGTCACAGATAATTTTCGCCACATTGTCGAAATCCGGCTTCTTCACAACCGGCTTATCCTCGCCCTGACACTCAGTGCGGAATCGCTTTGTTGCGCTGGCAGGGATCGGGAAAAACGCTGCCACGGTAAGTTTGACCGGATATTCGGTCGGTTTTCCGCAATAGGCCTTACAAAACGACGTTTTGACAAGATTTTCGTAGTTCGTCGTTTCCTTCGGAGAATACATCGTTGCGAATGCAGTTCCGATTTTCGGTTTCACGATACGGACCCTTGGCCTGGCCTTGGCTCCGGGAACACCGGGGATTGTGATTGTGATGTTC